GGAGACTTGGGAGGTTATCCGCAACGCGGAGCCTATACGCTTTTCCGCTGATGAAGCGTAGGCGCTATTCTTTTTTTATGCGTAATTGGAGGTAATTGATGTGGCAAGCGAGGGCAAATGGATACCCTCTCCCCTACAGGCCAAGGTATTTGATGCGGCGCAGAAGCCGGGCGTTGGCCGGACCATTACGGCTATCTGCAAAGAGGCGGGGATAGATCGGAAGACATTCTATCGTTGGATGACGGGCGATCCAGGCTTCAAGGAAGCCTGGGAAAACATATGGGAAGGTTCCGTCAAGCGTCACATGCCTGCTGTCATAGCCGCCATGGTGGAAAAGGCCCGCAAGGGTGACGTGAATGCTGCACGGCTTCTTGCCGAGATGGGCGGTATGTTGAAGCAGCGTGTATCTATCGGCGGCGACGACAAGATGCCCAGCCTGAAGATCGAGATAGATGGCTGAACGTGTATGGAAAGCAACGCCGCGACAGCGCGAATTCCTCAAGGCGACCGAAGATGAAGTGCTTTATGGTGGCGCGGCTGGCGGCGGGAAAACTGATAGCCTGCTGATCTTAAGCGCTAAGCGTTGCACAGAAGCATCTGGCGCTCATGTGTTGTTTCTGCGACGTGCGTATCCGGACCTTGAGATGACGGCCATAAAGCGTAGCCTAGAGCTTTTCACGGGTACTGGCCCAAAGTATGATGCTGGCAAGCATCGCTGGCGCTGGCCGAACGGCTCGGTGTTGCAATTCGGCTATCTTGAGCGCGATAAAGACTGTTTTAGATACCAGAGTGCCGAATTTGACCTGATCTGTTTTGATGAGTTGACGCAGTTTAGCGAGTTTCAATACAGGTATCTTCTTTCACGTAACCGCACCACGAAGCGCGTGAAAGCCTATATGCGCGCCGCGACGAACCCGGGCGGCATCGGCCATGCGTGGGTACGCGCACGCTTCGTTGACGTAGCAGCTCCTGGACAGTTGTATAGCGACCCCGCTACTGGCAGGACGCGGCGGTTTATACCTGCCAAGGTGGTGGACAACCCCTACCTCATAGAGGCCGACCCGGGTTACCTGAACCGCCTTGCGGAGTTGCCGGAAGCGCAACGCACAGCACTCCTAGAGGGTTCATGGGATGTTGTTGAGGGTGCAGCGTTTCCCGAGTGGCGCCATGATTTACATACGTGTGATCCTCAGCCCCTGCCGCCAGGTTGGTTACGGTTCAGAGCAATGGACTGGGGCTATGCAAAGCCGTTTTGGATAGGTTGGTTTGCGATTGATTACGACGGCCGGCTCTGGCTGTATAGGGAATGGTACGGCTGCAAGCCTGGGCAGCCGGATACCGGTGTACAGATGACTGCGGCGGAGGTTGCACACGGCATTCTAGAGCGCGAAAGCGAAAAAGAAGTGATTGCGTACAACGTCGCTGATCCGTCGATATGGCAACAGACTGGTCACAGTGGACCGTCAATCGGCGAGGAATTTCTCAGAGAAGGTGTTGGCTGGCAGAAAGCTGACAATGATCGCATACAGGGCTGGTTGCAGGTACACCAGCGGCTTAGGCCGCTGGGAAAAGAGCAGCCACCGGGCTTGATAGTCTTCAATAACTGTCTAGGACTCATACGAACATTACCAGTCGTGCAGATAGACCCCAACAATCCAGAGGATGTCGATACCAACTGTGAAGATCACCCGATGGACGGCTTGAGATATGCCTGCATGTCGCGACCAATGGCACCTATTGGCCCAGAGCCGCCGAAGACGATGCTTCAGAAAATGATCGAACAGGCACTTGCGTCACGCAAACCCGAATTGGAGGGGTGGTACAGGTGAGGTATGTCCCTACCGATATGATGGGTGCTTGTAGCATCTGTTGCCGTGCTAGGAAGGGCGGATTCATTGATGCTGGCCCTGTCGATATGATCTGCATGGACTGCACAAGGGCGATTGTGACAGCATACCTACGTGCGTTTGCGCAGGGTGAAGAGGACGAACCACAGAAGGCGCATGTTTGCCTCGTCTGTGGTGAGGTTTTTGATTCACCGAAAGGGCTTCATGGACACTTCATGGGCGCCCATACGGGGCCGAAAACACCGTGAAGCGCACGGATTTGTTCGCACTGGCTTACCGTAAAGGGCATATGCGCGGTAAACGAGTATCAAGGTCCGTTAAGAAAGCCATCGAGAAAGAGCTTAGGACCTACTTCTCTACCCCAGAAGGCCAGGCTGCGCTTGCTGATGCACCGCGCGTTATGCGCGAAGACGGCGGGATAGAGCCAATGAGCATTGAGGATGCTGTGCAAGCACTACTGGAGGAAATTGAGGCCGACGATAGGCTTAAGGATTGACGCGGGATGCCGTTTAAGTCGAAGAAACAGATGCGGTATTTGTTCTGGCGCCATCCCGACATTGCACGCCGCTGGGTACGCAGATACGGCATCCCGCGCAATCTTCCCGAGAAGGTAAAGCGGAAGCTGAAAGCACTCAAGCGTTACAAGAAAGAGAAGAGGCGATAACTTGATAGAGATTGTGCTGGGAGCAGTTCTACTTGCCGCTCCGGTAGTCGCTGGAGCGGTTGTTTTTTGCGCTTGGCGTGAGAAGGTTGTGCAGTATGAGCGCCGCGAGTGGCAGTCGGAACGCCAGCGGTTGCTTGATCGCATCATGTCAAGGGATTACACCGAGTATCGCACGTTGGAAGGGGCGCGCATCCCTCGCGAGATTCCACAGGTGTTGACCGACGAAGAAGAGGCCGAGCTTTACAGGCGACAGGGAGGTAGCTAAAGAGTGGCGAGTCGGGCTGAACGGATGCTAACCGAAGACCTGGACGAAAAACTAGAAGAGGCAAAGGATGCCCGACTATCGCTTGAACCGCAGTGGCACGAAAACCTTGCATTCTACCTCGGCAAGCAATGGTTGCGCTGGGACCCCGTAAGGCGCAGGTTGATGAAGCCGGATGTACCGCCGTGGCGTGTATTGGTCACGGCGAACTTCATACAGGGCGTCATCAGGACCGAGTATGCCAAGATGACTAAGCAAAAACCCACGGTGGGTGTCCAGCCGCGGACCAATAACCCGGACGACGAAGCGCAAGCACGGGCGTCCGAAAAGATACTGGAGTACCTATGGCGCCAAACGGGTACCCACAAAGCGACCAAGCGTGCTCTGCTATGGGCGCTTGTTACCGGCACGGGTGTTTTGAAGATATTCTGGGACCCGACCGCGGGCGATGAGATCGACGAGGGTGTCAACCTGGGCGAGATCGTCGTTGTATCATGTTCGCCGTTTGAAATCTACCCCGATCCATTCGGCGAGACGCTTGAGGAAAAGCACTGGTTGTTCCATGTAAAGATTCACTCGGCGGATTACGTCAAGGCGAAGTACGATGCCGATATTGATCCCGAACCAGTTACCGGCGACGAGTATGCAGAGGCGCAGGTACTCAATTTCACTGGCGATATTGTGGCGGGTCCCCGTAAGGGCGTCGTTATCAAGGAGTACTGGGAACGACCAAGCGAAGAGTATCCCGATGGGCGCTACGTCGTATATGCGCGGGATCAGGTGTTGGCTAGTGGCCCCAATCCCTATCCGCGTATATACCTTCCCTTTGTTGAGATACCGCATATACCGGTACCCGGGCGCTTCTGGGGCGAGAGTACCGTTACGTTCCTGAAAGACATACAGCGTAACTACAACAAGAGCCGTAGTCAGATCATCGAGATACGGAATCTCATGGCCAAACCGAAGTGGCTTGTGCCGAAAGGTTCGATTGATCGATCGATCACCACTGCTCCGGCTGAAATAGTAGACTATACGCCGGTGGGTGGCTTCAAACCCGAACCCGTTAAAGGCGGGGATGTATCGGCGACATATTGGCGCGACCTTGAGCAGTGCCGGCATGAGATGTACGAAATCTCTGGCCAGCACGAGGTATCACATGCGCAGGTGCCAGGCGAGGTTAGATCGGGCATTGCCATTGCGTACCTACAGGAGCAGGACGATACAAGGCTCAATCCAACGGTTCAGGCTTACGAGACGGCAATCGAGAAACTTGAGACGTACAAGTTGGAGCTTGCGCGCCAGTTTTATGCTGAGCCGCGCACAGCGCGCATCGTTGGCGAGGAGAACCGCGCTGAGGTGTTTGAGTTCAGTGCGGAAGACATACCCGAAAACGCTGATGTTAACGTTGTTGCGGGTTCTTCCCTACCCCAGTCGCGCGTCGCCAAGCAGGAGTTTGTGCTGGAACTCTGGCGCGACAAGCTTATACAGGACCCACGGAAAGTGCTGAAGCTGCTTGAGTTCGGCGATGTTGAGGGTATCTACGAGGATACTAACCTCGATATTGGACAGGCAGAGCGTGAGAACCAGGAGATGGTCGAGGGCATCCCGCACGAGCCTGAGGACTTTGAAAACCACGAGCTACACATCTACACCCACAACAAGTTCAGAAAGAGCGCGGAATACGACGAACTTGACGACGGAATCAAGGAACTGTTCGGGCAGCACGTTGAGATGCATGAGCAGTTCAGGCTACAGGCTTTAGAGCAGGGCGCGGGCAAAAGTGGATTCCCCCAGGCATTATTTGGAGGTGCGGGAGGTGGCGAAAAAGCCGAAGCTGGGTACGGGGAAGAGGTTCCAAGCCTTGGTGCGGCGCTTGAAACGCAAGGGGGCTAAAAGCCCCAAGGCGCTTGCGGCTTGGATTGGCCGTAAGAAATACGGCAAGAAACGGTTTCAGCAGCTAGCGGCAAGGGGATGAAAACGAAGGCACTGACCGCCGCCGAAAGGCGGCTTTTCATTTGCCCAACGGCGGGCTAAAGCCGGAGGTGTGCAATGCTGGACGATACCAACCCGACGGCGGGGGTAACAGCCGGCGATACAGGCGACGGCGGCCAGACTCAACCAGTCGGACAGGACGACGGCGGTCCTCAACCACAGCCGGAACGGACGTTTACACAGGATGACGTGGACAGGATTGTTCGGGAGCGGTTGGCAAGGGAGCAACGCAAGTACGAGCAGCAGATCGAGGAGTTACGACAGCAGCAGTACACAGAGCCGAACCAAGATGACTACGCTCTCGGCGACGAGGCGCTTGATCCCTATGAGCGGCGGTTCCTCACCCTAGAGGAACAGTTGGAAGACATGCGGATAGAGAGCGAGATCAGCACGCTTCGGCAGAAGTACAAGGACTTCGCGGAGCACGAGGATGAAATCATCCGGCTTGCTCTCGACCGCGGCATACCGGACCTTGAAGTCGCCTACGGGTACTGGAAGTACGGCAAGATGGACGTTGACAACCTCAAGAAGCAGGCAATCCAAGAGTATCTGAACAGCAAGCGCCAGCAGGTGCAGACTTCGCCCAAGCCGGAGGGAGGTGGCGGTGCTGCGCCGTCTGGTGCTCGCAAGATAAATTCGTTCGACGACGCAAAGAAGGCGGCGCTCGAACGACTCAAACATCAGGAGGAGTAACTGAATGGCAGCCAACCTGACCGTATACGATGCAATTCTGAAGGAAGACTACGCACCCGCGATAGTTGAGCAGCTAAACTCAAAGACGGTGCTGCTGAAGCGGCTTCGGCGCGATAGTGAGTCGATTGCTGGTCGCGAGTTTGTAGTTCCCGTCCATGGTCGGCGCAACGAGGGCATCGGCGCACGTGGTGAGAGCGATAGCCTACCGACGGCTGGCGCCCAGGGTTACGACAATGCGACCTACACACCGAAGTACGTGTGGGGTCAGATCGGTGTTACGCAGGTTGTGATCGAGCATACACGGAAGGACCGCGGCGCGTTCATCCGCGCGGTTGATTCCGAGGTACGCGGCATGGCGCGCGACATGGCGTGCGATCTGAACCGCATGTTCTTCGGGGACGGCACCGGTCTTCTGGAAACCTGCGGTACGACCTCGAACTCTACGACGGTTCAGCTTGACGCGGATGCTCCGATGAAGCACCTTCGGGTCAACATGTATATCGACATACTCGTCAAAGCCGACGGGAGCGCTGTAGCTGAGAATCGGAAGATCACGGCTATTGACAAGACGAACAAGACGATCACCATTGACGGCGCAGCCGTGACCACCGACAACACCCACGGCGTCTACAGGGCTGGTAACTACGGCAAGGAGACTGAGGGCCTACAGAACATCATCTCCGATACCGGTGCGCTTGGCGGCATCGATCCCTCTACCGCCGGCGAGGAGTACTGGGCTGCGGCCGTATTTGACAACGGCGGCACCCTGCGCGCCATTGACGAGACGTTGATGCAGAAGGCGTTCGATGCGCCATCTGAGAACTCCAACGGCGAGGTTAGCCTCATCCTCGGTGGCTTCGGCGTTAGGCGCGCGTATCAGAACTTGCTTACCTCGCTGAAGCGGTACGTCAAGCCCATGCAGCTTGAAGGCGGCTTCTCTGCGCTGGAGTACAACGGCAAGCCGTTTACCGTCGATAAGGATTGTCTCCCCAACAAGATATTCTTTATTGACGAGTCGCACCTGTCGTTGTACCAGCTTGCAAAGCCGCAGTGGATGACCGAGGACGGCGGAATCCTCAAGTGGGACACCGGCACGGGCTATAAGGCCGTGTACTACTGGTTCTGCAACCTCGGTACCGACGAGCGTGCCGCGCACGCGCTGCTGGACGACATAACGGAGAGCTAAGATGACGGGGAGGCGTCAAGCCTCCCCTAAGTTTTCCTTCCAGGAGGATACCCTATGGCACTAACGATCACCAAGCATACGAAGTGGCCACACCGTATTGTCGATCAGATGATGCGTAGCGTCAATCTGGCCTTCGGCGAGATCGACTGCGACGACTCCTACCCAACTGGTGGATACGCGTTCGATCTATCGCCGGAGGTCAAGGATGTAAAGATGGTGGCCTTTGAGACCGTCTCGGGCTACCTATTCGAGTACGACAGTGCGAACAAGAAGGTCAAGGTGTACGAGGTGAACCAGCCGGTCGATGAGAATGGCACGGCCACCTATACCGTCACCATCAAAGAGGTTGGAGACGGAACCGACCTGGCGTCCGTAACGGGCGTAGGGTTCCTTGCCATAGGCTTCTAGTGGCTGGTGACAAAGCGATATGCTGATTCCTATACTGGACGACGTGCTGCACATTGCGCGCCGGGTCAGGGAATTCGACCCGGCGCTCTTTGTTGCGTTCAACACGATGGTACAGCGGTATGAGGTACATGACCGACAAGCCAGAGGCGGTACCCTCGTCATGCGTGTACAGGAACCTGACGGTTCCTTCAGACCGCTTGACGAACGCGTGCTGGAGACGCTTCGGCGTGGGCGTCGTGAGCGGTTCGGCGAGGTCTTCCGCGAGCTTGAGGAAGCTGAGCACCGCCGCGAACGCGAGTGGGAAAGGCGCAACACGGAGATAGGCAGCGGTCTTGCGGACGATTTACGCTTTGCGGGGAAACCGGTCGTAGGGGGCGCGGACGTTGAACCTCCTGGAGCTAAGGACAGCGGTACGTGACGAGCTGGTAGAAGCGACACCCGGCTTCTGGACAGACGACGAGCTTGATCGCTGGATAAACGACGCAAACAGGGACCTAACAGAGGTAGCACAGATACCGGGCGGACCGTACACGTTCAACACAGCGGCAGGTACCGCCTCCTACGACCCCCCGTCTGATTTTCTGAAAGTGCGTAGGCTGGAAGTCGATGATGCAATGCTCATTCCCCTGTCGTTGGACAGGCGTATGAGCGGCAGTGGTACTCCAGCGTTCTACTACGTCTACGACGGCAAGATATACCTTGTACCGACGCCCGATGCGGTGCTTGGAGCTACGCTGTGGTACTACAAGGCGGCCTCCACCCTGTTCGCGGATAGCGACACGCCTATCATTCCCGAGCAGTTTCATCGGCTGATAGTCGTATACGCCGTTGGGCAGGCGAAGCGCAAGGCCGACGACCCGGGCTATGCGACGTATGTACAGGACTATATCGCCGGTCGGCTTGATATGCAACAGAAGCGGTCTGACGAGGGCCAAGCTGAACGGTTCAGTGTTGTGTTGGACGACTGGGAGGAGTTTTGATGCTGGCACCGCCGAAGGCGACCCGACGCGATGGGGCGCCGTTCGCTAAGCTGAAGATAAAGCGTATTCAAGACTTCTCCGGCGGGCTGAACGATAAGTTCAGCCCGTTTCTGCTGAAAGACAACGAGCTTTCGGCGATACAGAACTTCAACTACGACGAGAAGGGCACTCTTCAGAAGCGTAAGGGGTTCATCCGTCA